TCGCGCTTGATCTCGGCGTAGGTCGTGGAGATCATGCGGTCAAGCGCCCGCTCAAGCTCGGGCCCGATGCTGACAGACGCTCGACCGACTGTGATCTTCTTACCCGCCACCTAGCCCCCAGAAGGCTCGCGCCTCGGGGTCGATACTATCACCGTCTCGGGGCTTCGGGCGCTGGCTCTTCGTCGTGGGTGGCGGCGTGTGCTTGACCCGCCACCACGCGAGGACGCGCTCTTGCGTCTCGCGGTCCCACTGGTAGAAGGCGCCGGGATCGCCGCAGTAGGTGAGCCCGATCTCGAGTGCTACGGCGTCGAGGGCTCCGTCCCCTCGGTAAAACCCGCGGCGGTCGCGACCTCCTCCTCGCGCGGGATCGCCGTGATCACGAGGTCGAGGGCGTGCTTCCCGCCGTCGTAGATCTCGCCCTCGCTCACACCGAGCGCCACCAGCTCGTCCACGACGGCGCCGCCGTAGGCGAGCATGTCATACTTGCAGCCGGCGAGGCTGGCCTTCAGCGGCTTCGACGCCCAGCACACGCCGAGCGCCGCGCCGAGCCCACGCAGTGCCGAGGTGCCGACCGCGATGGTGACCTCGCGCGCCGACATGAACGACGATGGCTTCTTGAGCGTGACTGCGAACTTCCCGAGCTTGATGTCCATCTTCCTTCCTCCGTGAACGTGAAACGCCCCCCGCACCTAGTAGCACGGGGGGCGCTCGGCTAGCCGGTCGGATCAGGTCGCGGTGATCGCGCCGTAGACCGTGCCGTTGAGCGTGAAGCTGTTGGGGTCGCCCTCGGCAAAGTCGATCGCGAGGTGGCAGTTGTTCATGATCATCACGTGGTCGGTGCTGTCGCCGAAGTTCGTGCCCTCGATCGTGAGGGTGACCTTCAGCATGTACACGTCGGAGGCCGTGCCGCCCGTGGACACCGCCGACGCGAAGGCGCCGGTCTTGTTCACGGCGTCGTAAAGGAGCTTGTCGGTGGCGTCGGACAGATCCGTCATGTGCGCCGAGAAGGAGAACGTGGGGAACGTCCGGGAGGTCTTACGGACGGACCCGAGCTCGCCGCGGTCCAGGTAGGTCGTCGCCTCGACGTTGCCCTGGTTCAGCCCGGTGATCGAGAAGTCGCCCGCCTCATACTGCACGGTCACGGTGAGCGGGGTGCCGGTGCCGTCCTCGATGAGGATGGTACCGTCGCGGAAGTTCTTGACGACGCTGGAAACAGCCATTGGGGCCCCCTACTGAAGCGGAAGAGTGTGGACGATGCGGAACGTTATCACACCGATGACCCACTCACCGATGGTGTTTGTCTCGCGCGTGCTTCTCAGCACCTGCACCTTGTACGATGCCGGCCACGTCGCGTCGTAGACCATGAGCTTGTTGATCACGGCCTGCTCGCCGTCGAGGGCGTCGTCGTAGCTGTCGCTCATTCCCTTCGGCGCGAGGCGCCAGGAGTAGCGTAGGTCGAGCGTCGTCTCGACGAGGAGCCCCTCGGCCGGTCGTCCACGGTAGGCGCGCAGGTCCTCGGTCAGCGTCGGGTGAACGGCGAACGCCTTGTGAGCGATCGAGTCCGCGTCGCGGCCGAAGTTATCGGGAGCCACGCGGGACTCCTTCCAGCCGGTCAGCGTTAGGATCCGCGTCGTCACGTCCTCGCGCAGCTGGCGTATCGTCTTGCTAGCCATCAGTAAAACCCACCGAAGCGCGGGTAGCCGCCGCGGCCGTTGAGCCACACCGTCGAGGAGCCCGCCTTCTTCGTGTTCGGGTTGATCTTGTTCTCGTCGGCCTCGTCGTAGGAGAACCGCAGCTGATTCCACGCCTCGGTGTACATGCGCTGGTAGTGCTCACTGAGAGCCTGCCACCGCCCGCCGTCTCCGGCGCTTGTCTGGAAGTCGGTGAACACGAGCTGAAGCGTCAGCGCGAGGTGGCAGTCGCGCATGGCGCTCGGCTGGATGATCAGGTAGGGTCGCCGGCCCTGCGCCACGAGGCGATTCGTGATCGTGGCCCACGCCTCGTCGAGGTAGTCCTGATAGCTCGTCGTGCCCGTGGCAAGGAGCGACGGAAGGTCGGAGTGCCGCCGGAAGAGGTCCGCGTCCGTGACCACCGGGTAGAGCGTGCGGCGCACGAGGGCGCCGTCCTGACGGAAGACGTTCTGCACCGTCGCCGTCATTTGCAGCGTCCACTCGATGAGCCACCCATCCTCGAGCGCGAGCGACGTGGTGGCGGTCCCCAGGAGCGCGTAGGTCGCCACGCTCCCGGTGATCGTCACAGCGGCGGCGTTGATCACGACCGTCCCGTCTGCACGGTAGATCGTGATCGTCCCGGAGAGCGGCGCCACGAGGGCGCCAGCCCGGTAGATGGGGCACGTGAGGTCTTGGTTACGGCCACGCTCGATCGTCTCGCCCGAGCGGAACCGTGCCGTGTACAGCGTCTCGCTGATGCTCATCGTGCCCCCCTCGCCGTCACTTATCGCGTTCGCGGCGATCGGCCTTCTGCGCTCGCTCGCGGGCGATCTGCTCGGCGCGCTGCGTCGGCATCCCGCCCTCGACGAGGCGGCGCGTCATGGCGTCCTTCGCAGCTGCGATGTCCTTACGCTCGCTCACGCCTTCGTCCTCTTGGCGGGAGTATACATGCGGTCGGTCGCCGCGCGCATCTCATCGAGGCGCTTCTGCTCGACCGGCAGCGCGAGGGCGCTACCCGGATGCGTGGGCGCGCGCGTCTGATGCTCGGTCACGCGCCGCTCCTGACGCTCGACCAGCACGTGGATGAAGTCCGGGTCAGGGACCTTGATCACGTTCTCCGCGACCAGGCGCCGAAGGAACGCACGGTACCCCTCGGTGTCGACCGTCATGCGGGTTTGACCCGCGACGAGCTTCGGCTTCTCCCACTTGCTTAGGAACACGGGACCGTTCGCCCCCGCATACTGCACACAGTAGCCGCCCGGCTCGACCTCCCACGGGACGACCGTCATACCCTTCTTGCCCAAGTGCACCTCGGCGAGCGCCGTGTCGCCGTTCTTGTCCACCCGGTTGAGGCCGGGGATCGCGACCATCTGCCCGAGGTCGGGAAGCCACTCGCCCTCGACGCACTGCCAATGTCCCGGATGGTGGGTGTACCACCACGCCGCGTTGCTCGGCATGTTGAGCATGGTCGCCATGCCCTGCGGGCGAGAGGCGGGTTGAGCGGCGAAGGTGCCGCCGTCAGATGCCGTGAAGTTCGCTGCCATTGAGTCTCCCTTACGCACGAAGGCGTGCCCGTACCATAAGCACGGACACGCCCCGACGCTAGGCGGCAGCGCCTAGCAGGCCATCACAGGTCGCTGACGATGCCAACGCCCTTGAGGTCCTGAAGCTCGGCGACGCCGAGGAACGAGGACCCGACGACCTTCGTGAGGCCGGAGGCAGCGTCGCGCTCCCACTCGACGGCCACGGGGGCGCCGGCGGGGATGATCACGCCGCCCGCCGCCTGGATGGGCGCCGGGGTGCCGAGGGCGTAGGCGATCGCGCCGCCGCCGAGCATCATGCCGCGATAGTCCGCGCCCGCGTTGGCCGTAGGGACATAGGACGACACGTGGACGTTCACGCCGAAGAGCTTGCCCTTGTAGGACGCGCCGAGAGCGGAGGTCTGCTCCTGATTGGCGGCGATGTACTGCGCCGGCCCCACTTCCACCCGGAGGCTGGACATGAGATCGTTGTACTGCTGCGGGTGCAAGATCACGTCATACTCGCCCATGACGCTCTGCAGCTGCAGCGCGAAGATGGCATCGTAGAACGTGTCCGTGGTGAGGTCCACAGTCGTCGTCCCGACCTGCGTCGAGAAGCCGCTGGAGAGCGCGCACGCGAGCTGGTTGAACCGGCCGTTGAATGCCGACACCATCGCGTTCGTGAGGCCCTCGAGGTCCACGCCGCCCGGCACGGAGTTCGAGATCCGCGCGAGGTCGGTGAGGTCGTAGCGGAGGGCCTGCCGCGCCACAACCACCGTCGCCGCAGCGGAGGTGATCGAGGTGTTGCTGACGCTCACGCCGTCGCCGGGGGCGCTCATGATGTCGGTACCGTTGAGGCCGACCACGGGCACCTGGATGCTGTCGCTGCCGGTGCCGTTGACGGAGCCGACGTTGAGGAAGCACGGGGCGTTACGGATGGAGCCCGTGTCCGCGAGCTTCATCACGATCTGCTGGTAGAGAACCGCGGCTACGCGGGCGTTGCCGTCGAGAGCGGCAAAATCGATGTTGGCCATGGTGGCCTCCTAGAGAGGTTCGAGGTTTGCCGCGCCTATCGCTGTTGACGGGAGTTCGGCCCGAGCGCGTGGGAGTGTCCTCCCACGGCTAACTTACGCCGCTCTGTGACAGACTGTCAAGGCGTGCGGATCGCCGCCTGAATCGCGGCCGAGTTCGCTTTGTACTCAGCCGGCGTCAAACGCATGATCGCCTCTGGCGTCCACGTCGTAGTCGCCGGGGGCGTCTGCGTCACGGTCCCGGCGTTGCTCTTCGGAAGGGGTGCTCCCGTAGTGGGAGCCGCTGCGGGAGCGGGCGCCTCGGGCAGGTACGCGCGCACCGCCTTCGGGAGCGTGTCCTTCGCTGCGAGCCACTCTGCCAGCGGTGGGCGCCCCTCGGACGGCAGGCGCGAGTACGCGTGCTGCACGTACTCCATGCCCTCGGCGTCGGTGATCCCCGCGGCCGAGATCTCGCGCTCGATGCGGAGAGCCTCGCGCTCGGCCTTGCTCGCGGCCTTCTGCTCCTCGACCTGCGCCCGGTACTTCTCCGCGCTTTCGGCCAGCGGCGTCAGCTCGCCGACGCGCCCCTCGAGCTCCTTCACGCGGGCGACTAGCTGACGGATGCGCGCTGCCGCTCCACTGTCGCCGCCCTCGGTCGTAGTCGTGGTCGTCGTTCCTTCTTCGCTCATGCTTCCTCCTCGCGTGCGGATTGCACGCGCTCCCATACCGTTAGTTGTCGCCGCGCCCATGCCCGGCCGGGTGCGCCGCCCCAGAGGTCCCACGCGATCCGGCCTGCGCTCGGATAGTCCGGGTGCCCTGGTTGCGCGGCCGGCGCCTCGAGATCGACGGCGTGCCGCGTGAAGTAGTTGACCATGCGCTTGATCGTCTCGATGCTGACGACCTCGCGCCCGGCCAGCTGCGACGCGCGACGCGCCCCGACGAGCGTTCCGCCGCGGCCGTACTTCTCGCGACTAGCAAGGCCCCGCTTCGCGACCGCCGCCACCTCGACGGGTGCGCGGAGCTCAAAGCCCATCGCGCGCTCGTCGCGGAGGAACCGCCGGTAAACGGCGGGTGCCTCGCGCTTCAGATAGTCGCGCTGCCGGTCAGATAGGAACGGCATCAGGTCGCCTCGCCGGGTTCCTCTTCGTCGTGGATCTCGACCTCGGCCTCGACCTTCGGCCCGAGCCCCAGGTAGCCGCGCGCCTCGCGCAGGCTCTCGATCACCGCGGCGACGACGGCGGCGTTCGCCTCGTCGAGGTCGAGAGCGGCGAGGGCCTCCTCGGCCGCATCGAGCTCCTCGCCGACCTCGGACATAGCCTCCGCGTGTGCGGGGGATACGTCGGGTGCGGCCGTCGCCGGTCGTACCTCCGAGTCTCCTTCTTCCGCGGCCGGCGACGCGCTTACCATCATGCGCGCCTCGGCCATCTTTGCGGCCGCGATCTGCTCGAGGCGAGCCACGGCGTCCTCGTGAGTCAGCGACCCGAAGAGCCGGAGCGCCTCGACCTTATCCATAAGGCCGGCCTCCATCATCTCCATCGCGTGAGCGCGCCGGCTGGCGAGCTCCTCGGGCGAAAGCGGGATCTCCCGGTAGTGGACCGAGTACCCTCCCTCCGGGAACTGCGTGCCCATCGACCGGTTGTAGAGGGTCGCCGAGATGGCCACAAGGCGCTCGTCGGAGTCGCGTTGCTGGAGGATGTACTTCCTCTGGGCCGTGCGCTTCCCCTCTTGGCTTAGACTGATCGCATACCCGCTCTTCGCGCTGCCGCTCGTGCGCTGAAGGTCGGTCGGCGCGAGGCCGGCATCGGTCGCCAGCCGGTGAGCGATGGCCGCGATCGTCGCCTCGATCTTCTCAACGTCCGCGCCCGCGACGAACTGCCCGACCTGCGGTTGCTGCTCCATCGCCGCGTCGAGCATGAGGATCGTCGTCGGGTCGGTGACGACCTCCACGCGTTGCCCACGGCTCCCGCCGTCGACCATATCGGAACCGGCGATACGGACACCGATCGCGTACCGCTGGGGGAACGAGGCGTCGCGCAGGGTGTGCGCGAGGAAGCTGTAGTAGACCGCGAGGTTGAGCGACCCTTCATAGAGCTCCACGCCGTTGAAGGCGTCGAAGAGCCGGTCGCCGTACAAGCTCGCGTGGTACAGCACGACCGGCAGGATCGGCGTGCCGTCCGCGCGCCGGTACGGGTAGTCCGCGCCCGA